ACCCCCGCGTCAATGAGATCCTCGGCAGCCTCGAGGACCGCATTGCCTCTCTCGAAAAGCAACTCGCGGATTCCCTCGCCACGATGCAGGCCAAGCTCGACGCCCAAGCCGCCCACCTCGCGGCAGCGCCGACGGCACCCCCGGCCGCTTGAATAAGACCCCTGACGGCTGTTTGACCGGACGCCGGCAAGGGGCGGAACGCCCCGCCGGGCGGACGGACGGAAAAGGGCGATACTTATCCTTGAAGACGGATGTTTAACCTTAAACGCCTACGGTGGGTTTTTATCGCGGCGTCGGTTACTCTGGATACGCAATGAGGCTACTCGAAGTTCCAACCCAAACCCTCGAGGAAGAGGTTCGCCGTCTTCGCGGGCTTCAAGAGTCTTATCCCGACCCGGACAGTAGGCAATATTCCTACACCCTCGGAGCCCTCGTGGCTCTCGATTGGCTCCTGTCCGGCGCAAATTCCCCGAGCGAATTTCTCGAACGAACATGAACCTCACTGCTGGTTTGATCGAGGCTTTCGCCGGGACTTTTCTAAGCCCCATGTATGACAATGCGAGCCCGACGCCGGATTTCCACCGCCAAGGTTGGGCACTCTATTGTTCGGAGGCTCAACTGGCAAGTATTGCAGCGCCACGCGAGCACGCAAAGTCCACGGCTTTTACGCATGATTATGGACTTGCCGCCGCGCTATTTCGCGACGAGCAATTCTTCGTTATTGTATCGGCGACTGAAGATCTTGCTATCGGTCACCTAGGCGATATTGCAAAAGAGCTTCGTGAGAACGAAGACCTCATCAAGGAATTCGGAATTCGGAAGCTCGCTGTTGACGCGAAAACCGAACTCATATGCCAAATGGAAGATGGCTATGAGTTCCGTTTTCTCGTTCGCGGAAGTGGCCAGAAGATGCGGGGCTTGAAGTGGCGGGGACGCCGGCCTGGCTGCATCATCTGCGATGACCTCGAGGAAGACGAGCAGGTCGAGAACGCCGACCGCCGCAAGAAGTTTCGCAACTGGTTCAACCGCGCACTTGTACCAAGCCTCCGCCGTGGCGGGAAGGTCCGGATGCACGGCACTATTCTCCATGAAGACGCCCTCCTCAACCGCCACATCAAGTCCGGTTCGTGGGCGACTTTGTTCTTCAAGGCTCACGAGTCTTTCGACGACTTCTCCAACATCCTTTGGCCGGCCCGTTTCGATGAGGTCGTCCTCCGTACATACCGTCAGCGCTACATTGACGACAATGACGCTTCCGGTTATTCCCAAGAGTACCTCAACGACCCGTTCGACTCCGACGAGCGTTACCTCCGCAAGGATGACTTTCTTGAGATGAAAGATGACGACTGGGACGTTCCCCGCTTCATGGGGGTAGGAGTTGATTTTGCCATCTCGAAAAAAGAACGCGCGAACCGAACCGCCTTTGTCGTGGGCGGCAAGGATGCAAGAAATATCGTCGCAATCACTGACGTCCGAGTCGGACGCTGGGGAACCTTTGAAATCCTCGAAAGGTTCTTCGAGATCCAAGCGCGGTGGGATCCTGCGGTTTTTTGGGTTGAGGATGGGCATATCTGGAAAACGCTAGCCCCGATCGTCTACAAGGAGATGCAAGCTCGTGACCAATGGCTCAACATTCAAGCGCGCACTCCTGTTAAGGACAAAGCTGTCCGCGGGCGGGCTTTCCAAAGGCGCCACGCTGGCGGCGGCATGCGCTTCGATAAAGAAGCGGAATGGTATCCAGGCTACGAAAACGAATGCCTCCGGTTCACCGGAGTCTCCGATGCCGTTGCCGACGACCAGTTCGACGCCACCGCAACCCTCATGATGGGATTTGAGGCTTCCGCGGAACTCGAGGAAGACGACTTCAATTCCGACGAAGATAACTATCTCCTCACCCACGATCCACGCCTCGCTAAAGGTCGTAACGTAACCACGGGCTACTGATGTTAGAACTCGAAACAAAGCTCGACTGGTCGCGGGACGCTGTTCGCACTCGCGAAGGCGTCATCAAATCGATGAACCTTGTCGGAAAGTTTCCTGACGCCGACCTTCGCTCTCTCGGCTCTTGGTGCTTCCGGGGGTTCGAGCGCGACTACGCTTCCCTCGAAAAGTGGCGCACCCGCTCTCAAGCCGCTCTTGACCTCGCCCAACAAGTTGTAATCGACAAGACCTTCCCCTGGCCCGGTGCTGCTAATGTTGCATTTCCTCTTGTCACTATTGCAGCAATGCAGTTCCATGCTCGTGCCTATCCGGCTATCGTCAGCGGTGTTGATCTGGTTAAGTATCGCATTCCTGGAGGTGGTGGTACTGCTGAGGAAGTTGATCGTGGCCGCAACATCACGAAGATAATGAACTACCAACTCCTGGAGGAAGACCAGGACTGGGAGGAGCAGGAGGATCGTCTCCTTCTCGTAGCCGCCATCATGGGGACGGCTTTCAAGAAGACCTATCACGTTGCCGAGGGAACTCGAAACTGTTCCGAACTTGTCATGCCAACCGACCTGGTGATGGACTACAACGCCAAGTCCATCGACGGCTGCATGCGCAAGACTCACACCATCCCCATGTATCGGAATGAGATCTATGAAAAGGTTCAACTCGGGCTGTTCAGGGACATTCTCGAAGAAGGCTGGTACCGAGGCATGCCTTCAACGGAGACGACGCAGCTAGACAACGAGCGCGATCGGAGGCAAGGCCTCACCCCGCCCCTCCCCGACGAGACAACTCCTTTCATGATGCTCGAGCAACATTGTTGGGTTGACTTAGACGGAGATGGCTATGCCGAACCGTACATCATCACGCTCGAAAAAACGTCGAAATGCGTCGTCAGGATCGTCTCCCGCGTCGACCGCGAGGAAGACATTGAACGAAAGCCCTCCGGCGCTATCATCCGAATTCAGTCCACTGAATACTTCACAAAGCGAGGATTCATTCCTTCGCCGGACGGAGGCATCATGGACATTGGATTCGGTATACTTCTTGGCCCGATTAACGAATCCGTTAGCACGATCATCAATCAGCTCCTCGATGCCGGAACACTTGCAACTACGGCCGGGGGCTTCCTCGGAAGAGGTGCGAAGATACGTGGTGGAGCTTTTACGTTTGCTCCGAACCAGTGGCTGAGGGTTGACGCGACAGGGGACGACTTGAACAAGTCGATTGTCCCCCTCCCCATTCGCGAGCCGTCGAACGTTCTATTCCAGCTTCTCGGCCTCTTGATCGATTACTCAAATCGGATTGGCGCTGCGACCGATATGCTTGTTGGCGAGAACCCCGGCCAGAACACTCCCGCCCAGACCTCTCAAACGATGGTCGAGCAGGGGATGAAGATCTACTCCGCTATCTTCAAGCGGCAGTGGAGAGGGTTGAAGCTCGAATTCAAGAAGCTCTATAAGCTCAATGCAGTCTACCTCGAGATGGGCCGCCGCCAATACTTCCTTGGCGACCCGAACCGTGTCGTCCCTGCCGCCGACCCAATCATCGTGTCGGAAGAAAAGCGCTTCCAACAAGCTGTCACGATCAAGCAAGCCGCCATGACGACGCCGGGCTACAATCTCCAGGAAGTTGAAAAGAACTTCCTCCAAGCCCTCCACGTCGATGGCGTCGAGTTGCTCTACCCCGGACCCGACAAGGTCCCCCCACTCCCCAACCCCAAGATGGCTGTGGAGCAGGCCAAGCTTCAATTCCAGCAAATGAAGTTGAAGCAGGAGATGCAGCAGTTCATCATGCAGATGCAGAACGACCGCGCTCTCAATCAGGCCAAGATTATCGAACTTCAGGCTCGTGCCATGAAGGAAGCTGCCGAAGCCCAGGGCGTGGACGTCGGCCATCGAATTGCTGCCTTCGAGGCCGCGATCGGGGCCCTCAAGGTCCACGATGAATCCCTCCGCGGCCACCTAGAAATCGCCCAACAAGGATTGCAGAATGTCGGACAAGCAGAAGCTGGACCAGCAGTTTAAAGAGTGGATCCAGCATCCTATGACCCAACACCTTCGTGCCTGGCTCCGCCAGGGTCTTGAAGACGAGAAGGATTCCTGGGCCGCGGGAGCCTACACTGATCAATCCCAATGGGCTACTGCCATCAAAAACGCCGAAGCGATCGGGCGTTGCGGTCTCGCAAAAACGATCTTGGAACTTGAACCTAGCCAACTAGAGGTGAACGATGAAGAATGAGTCAGGGCTAAAGCCCCTTGGACGCGCAGTACTTGTGAAGCACTATGATCCGCCGAAAGGCTTGATCGAGCTTCCCGACGACGTGAAAGCTCGTCACGCGATGGTCGAACAACGCGCTACGGTGATCGAGGTCGGCCCCGCCGCTTGGCCCGATGAGCCGCCGCGCGCCAAGGTCGGCGACAAGGTCCTCATCTCCAAGATGAGCGGCTACATGTGCAAGGGCCCCCTCGATGGCGTCCAATACGTCCTTGTGAACGACCGCGATATCTTCTGCGGCATCTACGGGGAGTTCTCAAATGTCTGACTCCATCGAATCAGAAGCCCGTGCTCTTGGCTGGGTTCCGCAGAACGAGTTCCGCGGCGGAGCCGACAACTGGATTGACGCCGAGACCTTTCTCGAGCGCGGCAAAACCCAACTCCCCATCCTCCGGGAAAACAATCGCCGTCTTCAAAACGACGTCTCACGCCTTTCCGGGGAGCTAACGCAACTCAAGACCCTCTTTGAGGGCTCGCAAACCGCTATCGTGGAGCTCAAGAAGTTCCACGAAGAAACCTTCACCGCCCGAGTTGAGGCCGAAAAGACCAAGCTCCGCGCGGAAATCCGGGAAGCTCGTGAAGCTGGAGACCTCGATGCCGAAGAAGATGCACGCGAAAAGCTCACAGGCCTCACTGCAGAAGCCAAGCAAGTCACACGCGAAGCCACCGCAGAGCCGCCAAAAAGTGCCCCAACAGCTCAGCAATCTAGCGAAGTCACACCCGAGTACAAATCCTGGGAAGCGCAAAACCCATGGATACTGACCGATCGTAAGAAGTCCGCCGTCGCCCTCGGCCTTGCCCAAGACCTTCGCGCACGCCGGCCTGACCTTATCGGCACCAAATTCTTCGAT